CTCGTATCGGGTGGAGCCGTTGTTTTCCGTGTTCAGCACCCACGTTGCGACCGTGCCATTGTCGGGGATCTCGGCAGAGGCGATCAGCGCCTGAGACAGCGTGGCCCCAATCGTCCCGGATAGGCTCAACGCGACCGCGCCGATTGCCTCCGACAAGATTTCAGCACTGATTTCGCCGCCACTGAACTGCAACAGCACCGCGCCGGAGAGCGCGGAATCGAAAACTGCGAGCATGTTGCCGGAAAGCTGAATCGTGCTGCTTCCCGCGGCAGTGGATGGGAATTGCACCTCGCCGACAATAGCGCCTTTGCCAAAGCCCACCATCGGGAGCATGGCGCCAACCCCCGATGCGTAATCCCGATCCGCCCCAAGACCGATCATCGGAAGCATTGATCCTTCGCTGCTTCCATAGTCGATCGTGTAGCCCGTACCGTATCCGGTCATCATGACCATGATCCCTTCGCCAACCGCAAAGGTGGGGGCATCGACTTCATCGCCCGACCCGTACCCGGTCATCGGGAGCATTTCAGAGTAGCCAAAGGCGTAGGCTCGATCCGATCCGACGCCAATCATCGGCAGCATTTCGCCGAAAGAAGCGGAAGTGACCGGGCTTACCCCATCTGCGGAAATTGCATACCCGCCCGCGCCGATCATCGGCAGCATGGCACCATATCCACGCGCCGCACCGTCGCCGCCTGCGCCGATCATCGGGAGCATTTCCCCGTAGCTCGCGGCAATGCCGATCAGCGAAGGAGCGTCCACAAGGTCGCCTGCCGTGTAGAGCGCAGCATCCATAAACAGCAGGCCGTCGCTTTTCGTGTCGGTCTGGTAGATGAGCGCATCATCCACGTAGTACCGCGCGCCGACCGAGGTCACATCCACGCGAAGTTCGTTGCTCTCGGTGACGCTACCGTACTGGTGTAGAACCACGCCCGATTCCATCACGCTGGCAATGCCATTGGCGACGAACCACGCCCACCGGATATCTCGATATCCGGACTCCTGGTAGCTTGAGTTCAGCCCGACGACTGCGCCGGTCGTGGCTCTCGGGATCGTGAATCGTGCGGAGGCTCCGCCAACCTTTTCCGCAATGGACCGCGCCTTGCCGGTCCATCCGATCTGGTAGTCGATAATCGTCTGCGACGGGATCGCCGCCACGGGCGGAGTGGGTGGAATGTAGCTCTGCTCGGGGATATAGACCGGATACGACTCTTCGGTGCACACGTAAGTGTACGAGGTCACATAGTAGCGATCCGTGGCGCCCGCACGATTGGAGCTTTCAGCAAGGCCGATCAACTGGATTTGATCGGGGACGTACTGGCAAACCGTCCGCGTTTGATACACGGTACGAGCGGGCATGTACGGGCGACCGGGGTCTCCTGCAACGCCCGGAGATCCGCGCACATAGGATCGTTTGAATTCCTTATACAGCGTATTCTGCACGGGTCATTCCTCCCACGGAGGGGTCAATCGCCCGTCGCTTTGCCAGCGTGCCCCAGGTGTCAAATTCGCCGGGCGGCCGTCTTCATCCCGAACGTACGTCACTTTTGAAAAGTTGATCATCTGGTTTTCTGAAACATCGGAGGGCGACGGAGCGTCTTTGTTGATGGTGGATTTCGGCACCCAGGTATCCCCAAAGTCTCTGGTCGTGAAAAACCGATATGCGCCGACTTCTTCTTCGATCGTGTAGGCAGTGATGCCGAATTCGCTTGGGCCGATCACGGTCAGTTCCCCGCACAGGTGCTGCGGGAACGGCAGCGCCTTCGTGGTGAAGCTGCGCCCGTCTGGTGCCCATACAACGAGTCTCGGCGGCTCGAAAGGCTCGGCTTGGCCTTCCACGTTGTCCGGCAGCAGCTTCATGACGGGGGTCTCGCCAACCAACATCAATGGCGTCGGGAAGCCATAGCAACTGCGCGCCGTGCCGTTGATCTCCCCGATTCGGGCAAACCCCCCGGCAGCGGTTCCGATGAACAGCGCAACCCGGAAATTTGCGGCACCGTCCGCGTCGTAATAGCGGGCCGGGGCTACGGCCATCACCTCGCCGGTCACCAGCCGCACCATGGAAACCTGATCGGCCAGCGTAGCCAGCCGGGCATTGACTTCATCCTCGGATGGAATGAGCGAGACCACCGCGCCGAAGTCCGGGAAAAGCGCCTCGTCCAGGTCGAGCAAGTCGCCGGCCGGAATCTCATCCACCGCTGCGGATTCGAGGTCGATCGTGCATAGATAAGACTCGCGCGCGCTGGTATTGTTGGGCAGCGGGGAGCTCGGCCGCCAATACACATACACCGGAACGATCGCAAAGGCGAGCATGGGCGCAACGAGGCTCAAGCCCGGAACCCCCTGGATAAACTCCGGCTTGCCAAATTCAATATAGGACCACGATTTCCCACCGTCGTTCGAAATGTAACCTGCAGGCTGCTGAAGTCCATACCAAAGATTCAGAAACCCACGCGCGACGGTCCCGTCTTCACGCGCGACGGTCCCGCCTGCAATACTTGCGACCTTGCGCCGGTATTCATCGACCGACGCGATAACGGATAGCCGTTCGCGCCACGTTCCGCCGAAAAGAGAAGACCGCAACGAAAACCGAAACCGCAAACCTTCAATACGCTCCGTGAACGTAAGCCACCACCCTGATAGAGTGCTTGCCGGGGAAACGGCTCGGATGGGCATTGTTCCGGCGCTACCGGGGTCTGCGATGGCTTCGAGTGCGTAATCCTGCACGCCCGCCTTGATGAACAGGCGATCGTAATTCGTGGAGCGCATTACCACGCCTTCGGAAAGGTCGGACGGGGTTTCGTAGCCGACGCAGAACCACGCGCCGCCGCCCTGCACCTTCACGTTCGATCTTGGCCCTTGCTTCTCCGCAACCCACCCTGCGCCGGCCGCGCGAAGCCATGGCGAGTCGTGCTTTTTGAGCTGCCTCACCTTAGCTTCGGCGACTGGATGCCCTCCTACTTGCCAGGATTTCGGGTACTTGCTCACGGTATCTCGTAGGTGTTAACGAACGCGGTCCAGAACTCCGGAGTTACCGGAGGCGCACAGGAGGGGAACGGGTCGATGGGGATGCTGTTCGGAAAAAACAGCGGGAACATTCCGCCGTCCACCAAGGAAGTGGGCGAGATCTCTGCGATTACCGTCCCTACCCCGTCGCCCGCGCAGTCCTGCAGGATCTGCACGGTATGAGGGAATGAGTCGTAGTCGTTCGAGCCGCCAAACACGGTGAACGACCCTGCAGTGTCCTGCCCCGGCTTTTCGTTGAACCAGATCGTCCAGGTCGTTGCGCTAGGCACGGCATTCAGCGAAATGCCCACAAGGGCCGCGCTGCCATCTTCTGCATACACGTCCGTGAACATGAACGTCGCACCTGGCGTAACGAATTGCGAAAAGCTCGAGGACGCCCCATCCTTGAACGTGCGGATTAGTCGAACCCCCAGCCGAGCCATGGTCCCTCCTTACGCCGTTGGCAGCGCGATGACGTAGTGCTCGATCACCTTCGTTTGCCCACTGATGAAATTCGGGTCGATGTTCAGGTCGGCGCCAATCAGGGCAACCGTTCCTTGAAGGCGGGGGGCGGTGGTCGAAAGCGTGCCATCGTCTGCCGCGGCGACATGGCGATACCACGCAGCAGTCCCGGTGGTGGCAATGGCCCCGCTCCACGTCTCGGATGGCTTCTTCGCCAGAACGCCGTTGACGGCGGCAGTATCGAACAGGATGCCGGTTCCGGTGCTGTTGAGCGTGACCGTGCAGAGCAGGGTCGCGCCGCCGACAGCATCGTCCGCAGAAGCCGGGGCTGTGCCCGCGTAAATGTCGATCCGGCCGCCGTCCAGCGCAGCTTTTGCCGAGCCGGTGGCGAGCATCGCATTGCGCAGGCCGGTCGAGGTCTTGATTGCCATGGGTATTGCTCCTTCGGTGGATTACGCGGATTGCAGGTCGATGACGGCCAGCACGCGCAGAAGAAAATCAGGGTCCGGGGTTTTCGGCGAGGCGAGGCGGACAGCCGACAAGAGGATGCCGGAGGCCGCGCCCTTGCTCGGTGTGCTGATGAGCGCAAGGCCGCGAATCGTCGTCTCGGCGTCGAACTCGAATTCCGCACGGTTCGCAGAATTGCTTACCACTCCGCCAGAAGCTGCCGCGGTGTTGATCGCAATCCGGGTCGATCCGGTGTAGTTGGTCAACTCGCCCGCGAGCCCGATGAATGTCGCGGCGGTGTCCGTGTCCTGGGGGGCGTAGTCGTTCCCATAGGGCACGAGATACCACGCGGTTACAGGGGTCGCGCCGTTGAGCAGCACATCCAGCGCGTGATTGCGCCCTTGTGCTGGCATGATGTTGTGGATCGTTTCGCGCTCGACAACTTCGCCCGTTTTTCGACGGACGGTCTCGACGGTGTAGGTAAAGCCGCTTTTCGTGATCTCATTCACAGCGGGAATCTCCATGTGTATTACGGTATTTCGTAGGTGTTGGCGAACCCGGTCCAAAACTCCGGCGTAATCGGCGGCGCAAGATTTATGGTGACAGGACCTAGCCCAACTCCGGCGCCATCGTAATATTGCCCAGGCATGTCCGCTATTTTCACGGCTTCGCCAAGTGTTTTGATATACAGCTCTGCAATTTCCCAGTTGAAGTTGGGAATAGGCTTTTCGGATACCAAGCCCTTTTAAAATCCGCATATGAAATGCGTATTTGATTATTAATGGACGGCTCTATGTCAACATAAAACCATGGGGTCCATGTTTCACCGGTAATTGACCCTTCTTCATATGCAATATCTGAGGCGTAAAAATACTGTGCAGACCCAGGTGAAAAATTTGAAACCAACATTTCCATGAACTCAAAATATCTCGGAATTCCTGGAAAGTTGTTGTAGCACTTGATTCCAAGTTCAATAATCATGCTTGCCGCCTCACAGCATGTTTTCCTTGCGGACCAATTCGGCTTCAAAATACGTGGAGGCTGCGGCGACGGTTGCTTCTGCCCCAAACAGGGACGACACCAATTGCCTCATCCCGTCTTGCTCCCGGTACAGCATTGCCGCTCTGGACGCCTTCTCGGTCGCCGTCGTGTCTTCCTGCATGTTCTTGACCTGCCCGTCCCGCGAGCCGATGACAATCCCGCGCTGCGAATACCACGCCACATCAAGGGCGTTGTTTATTCGCGTGCTCGACCCTGCCGCGGCGCCGTAGGGAAGCAGATCAACTAGCGCCGCATCCCCTGCGATATCCGCGCCGGCCAGCCAGTACGTGCGATCGGCCGTTGTGATGTAAACGCCTGCCTGCATTGGCTCCACAAGGGTGATGCCCGGCAATGGGATGTATCCCCGCAGCGGGTTGTGCCACGTTGGCGCGTAGGGCTCGGAGTAATACAGCCCGTTGCGGTCTGCGGTCAGCAGCCGGCCATTATGTACGCGAACGATGGAGCCGGCAGGCATGGGGAGAAAGCCGAGCGTTTGCAGTTGCGCCCCCTGCTGTGGCGTTACCGGGAATCGGTAGGTGGATGCAGTCGTGGTGACGGCATGAAACAGCACGTCGCCGTTGCAGGGCGACACGTAGATGCGTTTTGTCCCGGCAGGAAGCGTAGAGACTTCCAACACCCCATTCTCCGAGACTTGCACAGCAACCGGCCAGGACGATCCAGACTCTTCGCCGTCCGGAGATTCGAGGGTGATTGCCACCTGATACCAGCCGGCAGGGAGTGCGCCGCCAGAAGCCCCTGCGACCGATGGAGCGGCATCCGGGACCGGAAGCCCGGCAGTCTCGCTCACGCCGTCACGGATGCGTTCAAGAACGACACCGTTACTCCAGTACAGATCCCCATTGGCGAAGCGGGCAAAGCTCACGCGCCGCCCCGGAGTCAGCCCGCTGCGCACGACCTCGCCAGCCGGAAAGGTCTTCAGGTCGCCGCCATCCACGAAGTACGCGCCCTGCTCGTCCGCCCACAGGCTATGGCAGTCCGCGCCCGC